TGTAGTTAAAGCACCAGATGCAGCTGGATTCCATGAATAAGTTTTTCCATCTTTAATAGTTGCAATTAATATTTGTCCAAAGTTATCAAATGACCAGTTAGCTGGTGACAATACAACCGTTGGAGCTGCTGATGCTTCACCCCAAGCAACTGTACCATAAGTAGATGTTCCCCATCCATAACCGTAAGTTTGATTTACTGGACCTATAAATACATAAGGAGTTGTTGTTAATGTTCCGCCTGCTGTAACTCCAGTTCCTGACTCATTAACTGGCATAGTAATTCTAAATGTTCCAGATGTTGGAACAGCTATTACTTCAAAAGTATTTGTTGTAAAATTTGCTGATGTAAAACTTGTAGTAGGTGATCCTGGTGTTGTAACTCCTGTGAATATAATATAATCACCAACTGAAAGTCCATGACCTGCTTTATTGATTGTAACTGTAGCTGAACCTGTTGTAGATGTATAAGTACAAGAAGTTAAAGCTGTACCAAGTGGAGTAATATCATAAAAAGCTCCTTCAAAATAAATAGCTAGTATTTTATTAGTGCCTATTGCTGCGTATTTATTTCCACTTAAATCTGTCCATGTGTGCTGGGCTCTTGCAACTCCTGCTAATGTCTCAGGTGTTAATTGTTGCCAGCCACCTATTTTTTCAGGGTAGCCATAACGAAAACGGATAAAATCACCATCAATCCACTGACCTTCTGCGGCAGTTGCGGTGTCTTGTTTGTTAAATCCAGCTTTTATAGGTATCTTTTTTAAAGGCATAAAGGTTCTTATACCCCATATCTATATAATTAACAATAAAGAGTTATTTATTATAAAATTCCGTAGTTAAAAGCTATGCTAATTTTATCTTTTTCATTCAAGTGACTATCATAACCATGTTTAGTGTAAGATTTAAATAATATTAGTCTTCCAGGAATACATTGATACCTAAAAGAATCGAAATTAAAAATATTTTGATTTTCAGCGTCTTCTGGTATGGAAAAATTTATATAAGGATTTTCAAATTTTAAAAAAGCATTTTCTGGAGCATCTACATAAAACACACCACTTATTAAAGCACTTCCTCTACTAGAATGAGTATGCATGCCATGATAATCATATTTTTTTATTAAATTTGAGTATATAATATTTCTTAAAATATTATTTTTATTATCAAAATATGAATTTTGTAATTTTGAATTATAAAAAGTTTTTTTAGTTTTATTTTGTTCAAAATATTCTAATATATTTTTTTTATATATTTCTAATTCATTTATTAATAAATTATTTCTTACAAAAATAAGTGTAGGAAATAATGCTTCTATTTTACTTTCTATCATAGTTTATATTTAAATTATTTTCCTTCTATTTTAGTATCTGTAAATGTTTGTTTATTAGCAATATCTTCTTTAAATTTTAAATTCCATTCAGAGACAATTCTTACAAGATTATTCCCAAAATGTCTTAAATTTTCATCAGATAAATGAAGTTTTCCTTTTTTAAAAAGAGTTATTCTTTCTTTCCAAGAAAACTCTATATCACAAGAACCATTTTCATATTGTTTAAATTTCATTTTTATTTACCCAAGTTATATTATTTAAGTCTTTGTCCCAATCTTTAATTTTTCCCATATTGAAAGCAACAGTTATTCTATCTATATCATTTTCAATTTTTTTAACACTGTGTAATAAATTAGAATGAAATAAAACATATTTTCCAATTTCTTCACTTATCGTAATATCATAATTTTTGAAATATGTTCCTGGTCCACCATTTGATAAATAAAGTATACCACAAAAAGCATTATCACCATGATGATGTTCAATAACTTCATCTCCTTTTTTACATATATTACCCCACGCCTCATCAATTGTAAAATTATCTTTATAAATAATATTTATATAAGGATGTATTAATTTTAAAAAATTATGAAAATTTTGATCATTAATTAAAGCTTTAAAACCTGTAAAATGACCTTTAACATTTGTTTTATAACTTAATCTATCATCTTTATTTTTTTTAACTATGTCAATTAAATTATTAATTATTTTTTCGTCAAAAATTTTTCCTGTTAAAATAAAAGTTTCTAATTTTATTTCTTTAACATTAAGTTCAAAATTCATTTTTGGATTCCATAAATTATTCTTTTATCTTTAAACCATTCTTTATTAGGTCCGTTTTTATCTACATAATGTAAAAAAGTTTGTGCATGCCAATCCCCTTTAAATTCTTCTCTCCAGTGCTCTATCTCACATCCTAAATAGATTGCAGCATCCCCTGGTTCTAAATTAATTCCTGTTCCATCCATGTAAATTGGCCATTTAGTTCCATCAGAACCAATCATAACAGTCGCACTTATTTCACAAGAAGGTCTATCTTTATGTTTTTTTAAATCTGCATTAAAAGTATACATTCTCCAAAATGCATAGGTACATAATAATTCTAATCCAGTCTCTTTTTGCATTAATTCTAATTTATTTATCATTAAAGATTCCATTAATGGATCTCCATAAAAAAAAGTATCACCATTGTCGTTTTGTTCAAAATCAAATGAATTAAAATTAAGTCTATGTTTTATTCTACAATAATCAGTTAATAATTTAATTTCCTCCTGAGTTAAGAAATTTTTAATTAATTTATATTTAAAATTTTTTATAGTGCCCATGCTACGACTGAATACCTTGTTCCTTTTGTTACTGGTTTTACTGTATGAGGAAATAAAAAATTACTTGGCCAAATAATCATTCTATTTGGTTTAACTTCTATCTCCCACTCACCTGATCCATCAGGATTTCTAAAACATAAATTTCCACCTTCGTAATCATTATTTAATAAAAGAATACAACTCATTGTTCTTGGACTTTCTGAATAATGATCAACGTGCCATGTATAAAAACCTGTATTTTCATATTTTAAAATTTCAATATCAGTTACATTTTTATAATTATAATCTAAGATATTTACATCAGATTGATATTTTTTTAAATTTTTATTAAAAAAATGATGCAACAAATTAAACCAATGAACTGAAGTTAATGAATTATCTAAATTTGTCAGAACTAATGTATGTGTTCTTCTTACATTAAAATCAACTATAGGTTTATCTATTCCACTAATTCGTGTTTCTGTAAATTTTGAAATATTTGCAAAATGTAATATACTAGATATTGTTTTAATAGGTAATACATTATCATAAATTTTTATAAAATTTTTTATTTCCATGATTTCTTATTCCAATATCTATCTTTATAAATATTTAATATTTTTAATCCATAAAAAAGTCTAGAGTTTTGTATTTCTTTTTGTTTTCTTGGTTTTAATAACATTTTCCATGAATCTCTCTTAAAAGGTATTATTTGAACATAAGGAGTTCCTTTTTTAATAGTTGTTTCTAAAATTGGATATTTATCTCCATTTATAATTATAGGAAAATTTATTTCATTTGGAAAAGTATCAGTATCTACAATTCCAGGTATTATTGAAAACCTATCATCTGAATTATTTAAAGGAGGGACAAATAAACAAGAATATCCTTTTGGTGTTTTAATTTTCCAAGGATTTACTAACTTATAAAAAGGTAAGTTTTTATTTTTTTCAACGAATGGAGACCCTTCAACTTGTTTTAAAGAATGACTGTCTATTCCAGAATTTAAATTTACATATTTTGCATGTAATAGTTGTTGTTGATCATGAAGACCAAAAGTTTGAAATGAGTCTTTAAATATTTCTCCTTTTTCATTTTTATTATCTACATTATGTTTGACATGGAAATCTTGTGGTATTTTAAGTAGATAACCAGACGTTAAGGTATCTAAAAAAGGCATGCAACCTTTTATAGTTTTGTTTATAATAGTATGATCTAGTTTTTTATACCATTCAGGTATATTTAATTTTATAGGAACTGGAAAATCTTCTTTAAGTTCAAAATAATCTTCGTGAGCACTAAACTCTATTTCTTTATCAAACATGCTAAATTAATAGCAATTTTTAAGGTATTTGTAAAGTATTTAATGAAAGTTGACCCAAATCATCAAAATATTGTTCTAATGATTTGTTTAAAGGATATTCAATATTATTAGAATCTAGATTATTTAATTGATTGTAGTAATCATTAAATTTATTAAATAACACATGGTTAGAATTATTATCTAAAAAAGGTTTTATGATTTTTGCAATAAAATTTTTTTCTATATCAACATATTCTTTATTGAGAAAAGAAATATTCAAAGTTTCATAAAAAATAACATTGTTAGAATATTTTAATGGAGATTTTTTTTTCAATTTAACATCATTAAAATCACTTGTAGTTACTTCTATAATTTTATAATCGGATTTAATAATATTTAAATTATTTAAATCAGACTCATTTTCTGCAATCTTATACAAAGATCCATTAACATTGTCCAAATTTTTGTTAAAAATAATAAAACTCATTTTTAGGTTCCAGTGTTTTCATATACAATTAATAATCCAGGAGCACCAGAGCTTCCATTGTAATAAGGTCCAGGTATTTCATATCTTATCTGCGTTCCTCCACCCCATGCATAAACTGGCTGTTGGTTTCCCTGACTTGTTGCTATAAAATAACCTTGTCTTTCAGGAAAAGCTATAGGACAAGTAAGAGATGCTCCAGGTTGATTTCCTGTAGCTCCAGTAGCATTATTTGATGCTCCAGCACCTCCATTAACAGTTCCAACATTTGTTAAATTTG